CTTTTTCTTGAAGCACGGATCCCATTCGGATGAGCTCACGTTGAATAAACTTTTGCTTTACGATTGCGCAGTGGTATTCCAAATGCGCAGCGCTGGCGATCTTTTCCGTTAATGCCAACAGCGTAACAAAACCGCCTACCTTTTCCAGGTTACCGGTCTTTTTCAAGTGCTCAGTTACGGTAAGCATATCGATGGGAACGTTTTCGGCATACATCTGGGCGATGGCTGCGAAAATGTGCTGATGCTGATCGGCATAAAAGTATTCCGCCTTAAGTATCTCCAGAGCTTTTTCAGCAGCAGATCTTTCGATTAGCACAGCTCCGAGGATTGCCTTTTCCAAATCAGGGGCCTGCGGGGGAACGATTCCTGCGGTGAGGTTTATATTTTTATTTGTTTTCACAGATTGGCTTTATTATCCTTTATGCGTTAATTATCTTTTTCAATGAGAATTCTACATCTATATGTAGATAAGTCGTTCAATAAATCATTGGTATCTTAATCCCCTCCCACGGATCCCACCTGTATTTCTCAGGGTGGCCACTTTAATAGTCTCACCACGAAGCACGGTACTCCCCTGGCCGTAATTACCGGTTGTAAAACTACCGGCATTTGACGGCCCCGTATTGTAACCCCCGGCAGAGTTGCCGGTTTGTGCTTTAGCAAGTCCTTTAATGGCACCACCGACGGCGATCAACGCAGCACCGGCGGCTATAAGTTTTGCAGCTCCAGCAGGACCTTCCTTCCAACTGGTAAAGAATTCCATTTGGGCTATACCATAAGTCATAAATAAAGCGCCCATTTGCTTTGCAAAATCTCCCATTTTACCCAGAATGCTGGAAAAGAAATTATCCATTGCGTTTGCCTCACCGCTGAAAATATCTTCAAATAAATCTCCAAAAGTCATAAAGCTGTCAGTTAACGCACCAGTTATCAACTCTTTAACAGCGTCGCTAAAATCTTTTAATTTTCCATATTTCTCATTTAGTTGCTCATAGAACTTATCATCCTCCGGGAACATTTCTTCATCGAGGTCGTCAATGGATTTTAGAGGATCTTCAGGCAGATTTTTTGCAAGATTTGTCCAGAAAGAATAATCTGTAGGACCACCGAAAATTCTTCGGGTTTCTTGTTCCATGAATGTTTCGTTGAACTTGCTAAGTTCAACGGTTGCCGCTTTTATAACCGGTGGAAGTTTTTGATAGGACAGAACCTGCTCGTCTATCATATCCAGGAGATCTTCGAGATAGGTGGTTTTTTTATTAATCTCCTGGTATTCTTCTTCAGCATCTTTACGGGCCTGGCCTCGCAATTTTAGCATACCCTGCCGGTACTGGTCTTGCACCCCGGCCATTTCGGCAGCTGCCTCCAACGTTAATTTCTGTATTTCCTCCCAGGCTTCTTTCTGCTTACCGGTTGGTAAATTATTTATTCTTTCAGCGTACTTATCAAACTCCTGAATTGCTCCATTGCTTTCCTCGCCCATAAGCCCAAGCATAGTACGAAGCAGGCCAGTTATGAATATCATACCCGGGGCAAGTTTCTCCCCCAATAGCTCAGTGAAATCACCCCATTCGTTTTTAAACTTCTGAACAACCCCAATGCCACTTTCGCTCATAAGTTTTGCCTGCCCGGCAAATTGCGAAGTTGCATATTCTACAGCGGCGCCAGCTTTTAACTCCTCGGCGGTAAAATTTTTCAGTTCCGGTACCAGCTCACCCAGCTCACCCGTTAAACCAGAATATGTTTTTGCGAGGTTACGTACTCCGAACTCGAGGCTTTGACCAAGTGCAGCACTGAGATCCATGGCTGCTGGGATCAGTTTTTTTATCTGGCTCTCGGTCATGCCCAGTGATGCCAGGAAGGCCTGCTGTTCAATTATCTGCTCATCGCCAAAAGTGCTGTTCTGCTGTAGCTCTGCTGCCTGGTTAATAAGTCTTTTCTGAGCGCCCTGACGATTATCCAAGGCGAGCAGGAGTTTATTCTCAGCCTTGATCTGACGGTCATAGGCTTCAATAGCCGTACCGGCAAACTGTACAATTTCACGGACCGCAAATGCGCCGGCAATTGCCTTCTTAAGGTCCATGAACTGATCCTTGAAACCTTTGGTTTTTTGCTTGCTCGATCTTATTAAATGCTCAAACTCCTTGGCATCGCCGCCGAGTTTAATTATAAGATCGTGTACAGTTTTTCTTGCCATTATTCAAGTCTTTTTACCAGCTGTTCAAATTGCTCCTTACTTAGAGGGTCTTTTTTCTGGGCCACCACATCAGCATCTGACGGTATTCGGTACAAATCTTCGGGCCGGTGTATACTTTTGCTCAATGGAGCTACCTGGTAGAAATTAATAAGTCGTGTAAAAAACGCAAATCGATCACGCTCCAAATCCATCATTTCAATGCGGTCCTCACTCCAACCTTCCAGTTTATTGTAAAACGAGCGAGGCGTCATCCTCCATAACTCGGCCTCGCTCATTCCCATTTTTCCCAAGCCCAGAATTTCAAGTTCATCCCAGAAATTAACATCAGGATCCTTCGGTTGACCGGTCTCTTCTACTTGTTTTTTTTTGTAAACTTTGGAAGGCTATCAATCATAAAAACGATCATTTGCTTAATGACTGAAGGATCGGAATCAATCATGGTGCCCAGGATTTTTTCGTTAATGATCATCTCCTGATTGCATTCCTCATGTCCAATTTGAAGAGCTGCCAGGAAAAGCCGGGTAAGCTTATCAATATCCATGCGGTTAAACTCTGTGAGCTCCTGCATGTTGATACCCGCCCGGCGGTATGCCTCCCATCCAAATTTAACTGGCAGTTTCTTACCATCAGTTTCCAAATAGTTCATACTCTGAGATTAAATAGTTGCTTCAACGAAATCGCCAGACACATCGAAGTTGTAGCTAAAAGTGGGAGTTCCGTTAACTTCACCTGTCAAGGTCAGATTTACGACAAGTGCCGTAGCGGTGTATTTTTTATCGCCTGCGTTTTCGTTGCTTAACTTGATGGTTAATTCAGTACCTGCTTTCAGGCTCGCAAATAAGGTACTGAATCCAAGAGTTGCATCCTGAGCGTAAAAAGCGCTTCCAGAAATGGCGTGAGTTACCACTCCCTTTTTTAGTTTACGCACGCCAACATCAGCCTGGCTGGTTATGTCACGGGGCGCCATAGTACTTGTGATAGTGAAATCACGGCTGTGTGCAATTGCGGTAGTACCACTATAGATTAACAGTACGTTTGCATCGAAAATACCTGTTGTTGCTGCCATTTGTTATTCGTTTTTTGGGTTATCTTTTTTAAGTGCATTTACAATTTTAGTCACTATGCCTTCGGTAAAAGGCTTCGCCATGCCCTTTTCAATGAGCTCGGCTGCGTATTCGTTGGTTACATCGAAGGACCTTCCGGCCTCGACCTCTACCCCGTGGGGCAGCGTAATTTTTTTGAGTGTTGCTATTTTCATACCTTTTCTTTAATTAAATATTCCTGCCAAACGTGATGTGCTGGGATTTCTACCTCATAGTCGTATTCCTGGCTCTCGAAATTAATTGCCAAAATATTACCGGTTGGTTTGCGGTCGAGCGCAGAAAGAACGCTTGCGGCAATGGTTAAGGCGCTTGCCTTGGTTGCTGCAAATATGCTTACCTGGTACCTTATGAGGTTAATGCTGGCGGCACCATTTTGAACAGCCAGGGCATTGCGGCTTACCTCGAAATGGTTAATGAATGGCAACTGGGTGCGCTGTTCTACCATGCCGGGATAGGTATCGGCCTCGATGGTTTTCAAAACGTCATATATAGTTTCGTGCAGCATTTCAGTATTTTTTTATATTCGCCTTCAAAAACTTTTCGGCCACATCTCCAATTTCTTTTTCAAAGTTGGCCAGGATCCCTGCTTTGTTACGATCAAAAGCCGGGCGGAAAAAGGGTTGTGCCGGCTGATCCTTCCGGTAGCGACGCAGGCCTTTCATGCGAGAAAATATCATACGGAATATCTTGCCCTTCTCATCGGTAATATTCAGGGCCTGGTTCCTTTTATCTGCGATATTTTTTTTGCGCAGCTTCTTACGGAAATTTCCAACACCTTCAACGCCGAACTCCTTCCACCTGGCCCGGTAGTGAGTTATGAAACCATTACGGCTGCGTACAATGGCACCAGCAACCACGGCAGGCTCTCCACTTGGCTCTTCGGCAATCTTTATAGATTTCCTGATCTCCTTTGAGCCGCTATTTGCCTTTACATCAGCAATGAAATTCTTTAAAGCAATGCGGGAAATCTTCATAAAAGTATCCCGGCGGAATTGCTTTGGCATCCGCTCCAGAACGATGTCCAGTTCTTTGAATCCTTTTATGTCGACAATCATACTCATTGGTTATCCTTTTTTGATGCGGCCACATCGATCGCCACATTCCTGTCTACTTCGCTGATTTCGTTGATATAATAGTACTGGCTGTTGTGATAGATCCTCATGTTCTCTTTCAGGCCAGAAATATACCTTATGCGGAAGATCACAGTATTTTCGGCAATCATCTGGGCGCTTACCATTTTCTCCATGGCTCCTTTGGGGTTGACCTGAGCCCAAACTCTTGCGAACGTGGTCCATGTGCCAGATACTTCACCCCCTGAGTTTTTCGCTGTAGGCGGCGTTTCGATTAAAATATACCTATCAAGCTTCCCGATGTTCATATCGTTGAATGATCTTCAAATTGTAAGAGAGCTTTATATCCTTTTTCGAACTTACTGGTTATGGTACCGGAGATTTCTTCATTTCTGTTCTCGTACATATCTGCTATAATCATAAACATGGCCTGTTTTACCAGCTGTGAAACTGATGCCGCTGCACTGTCTCCGGCAACGAATTGAACTTCGATTGCATTTATACGATCATACACTGAAGGGATTTCGTCAATCTGTATCCTTCCAGGAAAGCCGTAAATATCCGATATGTAATTTCCTGAACTCATGGTCTGCAATACATTATCAAGGTCGTAGTACTTTACATGAGTAATGGATTTAATCGGAGTTTTTGGAATAAATATTACTCCGCTTTCTGGCATCTTGTCAAGGAACATTTTCCAGGTAGCCTCCAGCAGCTGCCGGGAGGTATGCTTTTCTACAAAAATCCGGGCTGCCGTAATCAATGAAGCGATATATCCATCGTCTTCGGCATGTGTTACCCTTAAATGTGTTTTTGCCTCCGAGGTTGTCAGAGGTTCAACAGTGGGAGCCGTGACGAGGTGGAACTTCATGGTTAGGATAATTAAAGTAGTTGCAGACCCGAAAGCCTGCAACCACATGGTTCATTTTAAAATTTACGCACTCCCTTAATAGCCCAGGTAATCTTCGTACTCTGGGTTCCACCACCGGTTACATATAACCTTATTCTGCGGGCATATACAATGTCCTCTGTGAGAGCCAGCGTTTGAACGCCGTTAATGGTGGTAGAATAAAGAGTCTGCCAAAGGCTTTCTGTATCGTGATTGGAAACCTGAACGTAAGCCACGCCAGCGGTACCACCAGAAAGGCTATCAGCCTGAAGGGTCGTGCATATTTCGTAGTTGTACTTTGCCAGATCTTTGAAGTCGATTACATACGAAACTGCCGTTGAATTTGAAACGGTGTCGATAAATTCGTAGTTGAAATAATCCTGGGCAATGCTTTTCTGGCTGAAAAACAATCCGAGGGCGATGGTGATAGTCAAAAAAAGTTTTTTCATTTTGTTTATTTGTTTTTATGGTTTTCTACATAAAGTACGAGTTTTTCAGCCTGCGCCTTGCTGATCCCTTTGATCTCGGAGAAATCCTTGATCTGCGCAATATCCTCCCAGGAGTAGCCAAGCTCGGCAAATACTTTACGGGAAGGAAGGTCCTGCGGGAGTGCGTTAACCGTTTCAACTGGCATAACGATGCCGGCTTCGATCAACTCATCAGCCTGCTTTTCATTCATCTCGGCAACCTGCCCAACGAAGTAAGCGAGCCTGAATTTACCCGGAGGACGCAAGAATTTAACGATTTTCTTTTTCATGATGATTTATTGATGAACCCGGGGCACTAAGGCCCCAGGTGTTCAACATAATTAATCAGTGGTGATAGCGTCCTTCATTGCGGCAAAAGAAGCAGCATTGCGGATTACCACATCCCAGAAGGAGTTGATAACGATATTCATCTGGTTGGTTTTTGCTCCGGTGTAAGGATCCAGCACGATGTCGAAACCAGCCCACTGCATCATAAGAAGATCTGCGAAGTTTCCGAAGATAATTGCAGAAAGGGCACTTCCTTCTCCTTTGGTAAGGTCGTTGGGTACGGCGGTAGTTACTCCGGCTTTGTAGCCCATCAGCTCATTGGCAGATTTAAGATCCCAGACCATAATTCCCGATCCACTGTCAACAGCGGTCTTTTTCAGTTTAGCTCTTACGGCAGGGTTGGTAAGATATGCCAGAGAGCCAACATCTGCATTGCCAACGGCCACCAATTTTTCAAGATTGATAATATTGGTAATAGTGGGCGCTGCACCGTTGGTTCCTCCAACTTCAGCCCCGATGCTGCTGTTGCTTAATATACCAGTAGGTTCGCCAGATCCGCCACCTTCAATAGCGGCAACCTGAAGGGCTGCGTTGATAGCGGCAACGATGTCGTTCTGTACATGTTTTTCAACATCGTAGTTTCCGGCCTGGGCGATAAGGGTTTTTGAAACAGTGCCATAAGCACCAAGCCTTTTTGGAGATGCAGTTACCGGGGTAGCAGTGGGGGTGCCGTCTGCATTGCTGTCACTTTCACCCTCCCATGCTGCGGTTGCACCGCCGGATTTCGGAATAGAAACATTACCTACAAGGCCAGAAACCAACTGTGCACCGAGGCCTGTAAGTACGTTTTTAGCGTAAAGAGGCTCAATAAAACCGGTTACATCAGTCTGAACGAAATACGATCCGGAGCCGCTACCTGCCAGGAGGGCGGTTCTTTTTTCGGCAATTTCGTGCAGCTTCCTACGGCCAACGATTAGCGATGGAACGAAGAGGTTTCCGGAAGGAATAATACCAGACTTACGCATTTCTTTTTCGGCTTCCTGGTGCATTTCTCTTTCGAGACCTTCCAGCTGGCGACCTTCAACAACGGATTTCATTGCGGAAAGAAGAGAGTAATTACGGACCTCCTTCTGCTCGTTGGCTTCGTTTTGCTTGTTGATCACATTGCCGGCTACACGGGCCTCAATGATTTCTTCCCTGCTGCGCAGCTCGATCATGGTGTCGAGTTCGGCAATAAGGTTAACGATTTCGCTGCGGCGTGAAGTTTCTGCATCACTGAAGTCACGCTTTTCCTCCTTGGCCTTGTTTAGGATACCAAGAAGTTCATTTTCCAGTTCGGTACGTTTTTCCTTCATTTTTACCGAACTTGCCAGCCCGGCCAGAATGGGGGAAACAGCCAGGACTGCCCCGGCGGCGTCAAAGGTTACGGCTACCAGGATAACGGCCAGGCATGCCATGAGTGCTAAGAGAAGTTGTTTTTTCATTTTTTAAATAATTAATGATTTTTGATTTTGATTATTTCTAATTCGGCCTCGGCATATTTAAGCGCCAGAGGTATGTTGTCGGTTTTAACCTGGTCTTCGTGAGATCTTTTTGCAACGGTAGTGTCGGGATAAGCTTCGAATACTACCGGAGAAACGTCGATTAGCTTGCGGAACTTTTCAATTATTCTTACTTCGCCGTGATCGGGATCCATCACCCAGCGGTCCTTATCAACGATGAACTGAAAACTTGCGGTGTCAACATCGCCCCGGGAAAGGCTTATAAGGAAATCATTGCCGGCACCTGTTTCAGGAACATCAAATTCCGCTTGCAGTCCAGCCTCGTCAACGGTAAGTCGAAGTGTTTTGCTCCGGGTCCGACCGAAGATAATGTCCATGTTATGGTTCCATATAGCCACAACGTCGCTCATGTCGCAATCGGCAAAAGCGCCTGGTTCGATTTTTTCACGGAAACCCCAACCCAGAGGTTTAGACAAAAGATTAAATACGGCCGCCGTCATTCCCACGGTGCGGCTATCATCCTCTGCTCTGCGTTCAATTTTTACATTGAAGCTGCGTTTTTCGGTATCGCCAAATAATATTTTTTTCATAATTATGATGTTTCAACTTTCTTATGTCCATTACCATTAGTCGCCCTCTTCACAGCCTCCTCAGCCAGCATGCGCAGCGTGTTGCCGGTGAGATCGTTCATTTTTTCAACGGGTACCCTGTTTAGTTGTACCAGGTGAGCATCGCCTTCGGCTATGGGGTTCTCGTCCTTGATGCGCTTAATGTCGTTAATTGAGTAAACGCCGATGTCGCTCATTGTGCGGAAGTACTCGCTTTCGGCCTTCATATCGCCACGCATAAGGGCGTTGGTGTTGTGCTTTGTGTATTTATTACTTTGCGGCTCGAATAATTTAAAATCAAGTTCTTCCTCGAAGTTTTTGTAATGAGGCATCATGGTGTAGGTTACAAACTGAATCCCCTGGTGCTCGATGTTGTTATTTGTTGCATGATCGAGCGACTGTACCATGTGCAGCGGTACATTATATATTCTACAGATCTCCTCAATTTTAAATTTCATGGTTTGAACCATCTGGGCTTCCTCCGGGTTCATCCCTACTTCAACCAGTTCGGCACCACCATCAAGGAAGGCCAGTTCGTGAAGTTTTTCAACGCCATTGTACTTGGCATCCCAGATTTCTTTAATGCTATCTTTTTGGTCTGGGGTTAACCGGTTGGGAGTTTTCAGCGCAACTCTTTTACTTCCTCCCTGGGCGTAAATGCGTGAACCATAATCCTGAACAGCGAGCGCCTGGCCGATGTTTTCCCGGGCTATTTCCATTGGGCATTTGCCCTTAATGCCATCTCCAGCCCATTTAAAGTGAAGTATATCCGATGAATAAACCGGGAGATCACGACCTGGAACAGAGTACCAAAGTTTGTTTTCAATGAGATATGGGGTAACTTTTTCCGGATCAAGGATTAATTCAAGCTCGGTAACTTTACCAGTCCTTTCATTGCGGTTAATTAAAGTATAGGAGTTGCCCCAGGTGGACGCCTGCATCATAATGGTTCTCCTCCAGGTGAAGGAGGTCATGAAACTATTGGGCCGTTTGTGGATTAAATAGTTGATGGGGTCATTTTCCAGCGACTGCCGGAGATCGCCATTTTTAACGTAAACACCCAGTGGCACCATGGCGAAGGTATTACTCAGGAGTTGTTTGCACGCCCACACGGCGGACACAGCATTACTGTTGTCCTCGTTTACACGGCGGCCCGTGCTGGTCATACTCCCAAACACCTTACTTAGCCAGTTGTTCCGGATAAGTTCATTAACGCTTCGACGTTCATAAACTTTGAGCCCGAGGACCCTTATCTCCTTTTCGATTTGCATATAAGGTTGTTTACCTTTTGCAAATCTCGACAGTTATATTTAGTGAATTAGCGGAATATTATTCCATTTCTTGTTTTTAGCTATGCAATTAACTGATAATCAATTCGTAAAAATTCGGTTTTATCCGGATTTGTAAATTGATAATTGATTTTAGAAAGCGGCTCTATACCTCTGGTCACGGGCTTTCCGGAAGCTTTCATAGTTTTTGTATTTTCTCTTTTTGAAATGTGAGTAATACAATTCTTCTGTTTTCTCGTAGGCCTCTTTGTGAGTGCGGCATTTAGCCAAATTGATAAAGAATTCATGCACAAAGCCATCAATTGATAAAAGCTTCAAAGCGTTTTCAGGAATCATGATAGGTAGTTATAAGTGTTAGTACCAAACGTCATTCGTTCGCCAATTGCCATAACGGTCGATAAAACCCCGTCTATCTTTTCGCTGCTCCGGCCTTTGCTTGGCTTTATATTGCCAGAACTGTCCTCCATTATCTCTACGTTGCTGATCATCCATGCAAGTACCGGGTTGCCGAGATGGTTTAACTTCCTTGAAAGCACAAGCTTTTCCAGTTCACGGGTAGGGCTATCCAGTGCCATTGTGGTTTGGCGGAACTCAGACATCTTGATATCGTTGGCCTGAAGGCCCTGAACTACGCCATGGTAAGCCCTTGCCGGGTCAAAGGCGATGCTCTGCACGTCATAAATCCTTACGATTTCAAGGATGTCGTTTATTTGCTGATTAATGTCGATCACATTGCCGGGGGTTGTAATTATCCACCCCTGTTTTTTCCAAAGGCGATAATCCACCCGGTCACGTTTGATAGTTGTTTTGAATTCTGGGATCCATGAGAACATAAGTAATACATGCTCCCCGTCCTCCATTTCGAAGTCCAGCGAGAAACAGTTAAAATCTTCATGCGCTGCCAGGTCAAGGCCACCGAAACAACGGCGCCCACGGAGCGTTTCCACATCAATAGGTTTATTGCATTCTCTCCAGTCGGCGAGTTTGATAAAGCCGGTAGCGCTATCAACCCATAAGTTTAAATTTTTGGTAAGGAAGTTGTTCAACTTGTGATTATTGTTAAGGACCTCCTTGTACTCATCTTCCAGGCTTTCGAGGGAGAGTGATATGTTAAGGTTAGGATTTGCTTTCTGCCAGTTTACCGGATCCTCCCAGTCATCGTTTTCATCCATCGAGAAGATGATAGCGAACTTATCATCCTGCTCGAGGATCCCCTGGAGAATATTTTTACAGGTTTTCTCCTCATTGTAACAGGGGCAGTTACGATTGAAGCCGGCGGTTGTTATCATCATAATCAGCGGCTGAGATCTGTTTACCATCCCGGATTGTAGATTGTCGACCAGTGCGTTTGATTTGTGAGCGTGGTATTCGTCAATTAATGCGAAATGTGGGTTAAGGCCGTCCTGCCGTTCGTTGTCGCTGGCCAGTGGTTGGAAGTAAGAACCGGTTAGTTCGTCATAGATTGACTGACTGAAGGCAGTGAAATATTCCGACAGACCGGGTGAGCTGGAGATCATTGCCTTCGCTTCGTCGAAACATATCTTTGCCTGGCTGTACTTTGATGCGCCGGCGTAGGCCTCGGCCCGTGGCTCGCCATCGGCCTTGATCATGTAAAGAGCAATGCCGGCAGCAAATGTTGTTTTACCGTTTTTCTTTGCAACCGAAATATAGGCCTTACGGAATCGCCGGGTTCCGTTTGATCGCATCCACCCGAAGATACTGTAAACGATGAAGGCCTGCCAGGGAGCAAGTTCAAATTTTTGTCCTACGAAATCCCGGCCTTTCGAATGCCGAAGGAAGGTAAACCAGCGCATTGCTTTATTGGCGGCCTTTTTATCAAAGTACAATCCACGGTCTATTCCGGTTTCCAGATCCTTAACATGACGCTCCACGGCCAGCCGGGCATATTCGCCAACGACTGTTTCCCCGGAAAGGACATCGTTGATATATTTCTCAGCCCAGTTCATTGAAGTAACTTTCGAGTGGGTTCTTTGGTTTACTATTCAGGTTCTTAAATATCTTTGCCTGGCTGCTGGGGGTGAGACCGAGCTCGGAACCCAGGCGCTGGCAGTTGGACAAAGCTTCGTTAGCGATCTTACGCAAAGCAGTTACCTGGGTGGTGTGATTTAATTGCTTGTCATAGACATTGTGAATCATTTCTTCGACAGTCGGCATTTTCGCCATTATGTCGAAATAGATTTCATATTCCCGGCAATAGAGAAATAATGTTTGAAGGTTCAATTCGTTAAGCTTGCCGGTGTTCATTAAGATGGTGCCGGTGCTTTTAAATATCTTTTTGCCGGTAGATCCAAGCCCAGCTGGTGACGGCAACTTGGAAATTGCCGGGATGATATTATCATCAATGTAATTCATGCGGCAAGGTTGGTCTGTGCCCTTCATTCGCTTTTCATTATCACTTAATACTTTTCTTCCTGCCGGCATATTGATCTGTTTGTTGTTGATTCAAATTCCTAATTTATCCTAAATTTTGCACGCATGAAAAGTTGAT